CGCGTTCGCCGGTACCGCACCATCATCGTGGACTCCCTCACGGAGGTGGAGAGCTACTGCATGAACCAGCTTCTGGGCGTGAACGACGCTACGAAGATGGACGAAGAGGTGCAGGGCGCCGAGTGGGCGGAGTACAAGAAGCAGCACCAGATGGTGCAGCGGATGATCCGCAACTTCCGGGATCTGCCCTGCCACATCATGTTCACCTGCGCCCGTGCGTACACGCAGGATGAGCAGAAGCGTATGCTCTACACTCCCATGATGACCGGCAAGCTCTCGAGCCAGGTGCAGGGCTTCATGGATCTGGTCGGCTACCTGGTGATAGGCCAGGCTGCGGACGAGAACAGTTTGGCGCCTCGCCGGATGTACATCCAGCCGGCGCCCCGATATGCTGCGAAGAACCGTTTCCCGCAGTACAAGAAGGCGTACTTCGACGATCCGTCCGTGGGCGGCATCCTGGTGGATGTCGGCTGGCTGACGTACGACGAGGTGCCTGGGCTGGCAGCGAAGCGCAAGCGTGCCGCCAGTCCGAATGCTCAGACTGCAACCAAAACCCAGTAGGGCTCCTGCTCCGAACGAGCAGTCCCCTGATGTGAAAGGACTTGGATATGGCTCGCAAGCCCGCGACCGTTACGGAAGGCGATGAGACCGAAGGCGGCTTTGGCGGTGGCGACGGCACCGTCAACTTCGGTGGTGGCCAGGTGGACACGGAGGACGGCGACGGAATGGTCGTCGACCTCACGAACACAGGGGAGGGCGGTTACGCCGCCATGCCCGCTGGCATCTACGACGTGACGGTCGCTTCGCTCGAGTTCGGCACCAGCCAGCGCTCGGGCAACAAGATGTGGACGTGGCAGTTCGAGGTGGAGGGCGGCGAGTTCGCCGGCCGCAAGCTGTTCTACCACACCGTCTTCTCGGAGGGCGGTATGCCCCGCGTGAAGCGGACGCTGGCCCGCATCAAGTGCGACGACAACGCCAACGTGCAGCTGCTCAACGGGCCCTTCAACCCGCAGGTGGTTGCCGACGAGGGGCGCCTGCTCGGGGCTCGCTGCCGCCTTCGTGTCGCCATTCGCAATTACGAGGGCGAGAACCGGAACGAGGTGAAGGATGTCCTCGTTCCCACGACGGGCGGTGACGGCTTCGGCGGCGGCTTCGCTGGCTAACGGAGTGCCTTGAAGTGAGTGGCGGACCCGAAGATCTCGAGGCACAGATTTCACCGGAAGAGCTTCGGGTCCGTATCGCCCAGAGAGTTATGGTGCTTGCCCAGAGGGGCTGGATATCGCTCAGGCAGTTCGCCGACCTGGCTGACATATCCTACCCCACAGCCCGTAAGCTTCGGGACGAAGGCAAGATTGACTATGTCATGGTAGGAGATCAATGCCGGATCTACGCCGAAGAGGTTGAGAGGTTCCTGAGACACGGTAACTTGCCTCCGCCTGATGCCACAGCTCCCGGAATTTGATTCCCTACGCCTTAGGATTTACCGCCGACTCCTGTTAAGAAAGGGTTCTATCATGCGTGCATTCGTCCTCCTCAGCGGAGGCCTGGATTCCACCACAGCGCTCTACAAGGCTGTCCATCTCCACGGGGCCGAGAACGTGGACGCCGTGGGCATCGACTACGGCCAGCGCCACGCCCGTGAGCGTGACTTCGCTATGCAGACCGCCCGGCAGCTCGGGGTCGACTTCTCCATCCTGCGTCTCGGCCACCAGCCGAAGAGCATGCTCACCGATCCCACGGAGAAGCTGCCCGAGATGTCCTACAGCGAACTGCCCCATGGCATCTCTCCCACCTACGTGCCGTTCCGCAACGGCCAGATGCTCGGCATCATCGCCGCGTTCGCGCATGCCTGGTGCGATCGGGAGGAGAAGAAGCTCTACGGCTCCGGTCTCGAGCATGCCTCCGATCGTAATGCCAATCCGGAGAGCGCTCTCATCTACATCGGCGCCCACGGGGAGGACTCCCAGAACTGGGCGTACCCGGACTGCACTCCGGAGTTCATGGGAGCGATGGCGAACGCGATCTTCATCGGCACCTACCAGCGCGTCCGGCTCGTCGTGCCGTTCCAGCACATGGAGAAGCACGAGATCGTCCTGCAGGGCGAGGAGCTCGGTGTCGACTGGGCCAGCACCTGGAGCTGCTACGACGGCGGGCAGCACCACTGCGGGAAGTGCCCAACCTGCATCGCACGCAAGGAGGCGTTCCTCAAGGCAGGTGTCCTCGACCCGACCACCTACATGGATCCGCGGACTCCCTCGGAAATCCGTACGCACAACCTTCCGTTCTAACGAACGACGCCGACTAAGGAGCTCTCAGGCCAGCAGGTCTGGGAGCTCTTCTACTCTCTACCCACCAGCAGTACAGGGCAATCACAGCATGTCACGCTTCCTCGTAACCCGTGAGATCGGGATCGACATGGGCCATCGAGTCCCCACGCACATGTCGAAGTGCAACAACATCCACGGCCATCGCTACCGCATTCTGGTGACGTGCGCCACCATCTCGCACCTGCACTTGTCCGGAGAGCAGAAGGACATGGTGGTAGACTTCGGCTTCCTGAAGGAGGTCATGATGTCCGAGATCGATGCGAAGTGCGATCACGGCATGATGCTGTGGATCGACGATCCCTGGCTGCCGAAGTTCCTGGAGGAGAACTACTCCATCCAGTCGATCCGGCAGCAGCTCGATCTGCCAGGTGCTCGAGAGGTGTGTATCCGGGGTGTGAAGGACGTTCAGACGAAGCTCGTCATCGTCCCGTTCATTCCGACGGCGGAGCGCATCGCTCAGTGGATCTTCCAGTCTCTGGAGCGCCATGTGGAGTCGATCAGCAAGGGGATGGCACACCTGCACAAGGTGGAGATCTTCGAGACGCCGAACTGCTCCGCGGTTTTTCCCGGGGCCTGACAAGCAAGGAGACAGAGGAATGTTCGGTAAGAACCGCCTTGTCAGGCCTCAAGAATACCATCAGGCACCTGCCAATACGCTTGTGGTCACGTCTATCTTCCACACGATCCAGGGCGAAGGGCCACTTGCGGGCACTGTTGCAACGTTCATCCGGCTGACGGGATGCAATCTGCAGTGCTCGTTCTGCGACACCTACTTCGACCAGGGAACGCAGCTGACTTTCGAGGAGATCATACTCCGGGCAGACCAGGCTCGCCAGAAGTTCTGGGAGAGCCTCGAGATGCCGGAGCATACGCCGGATCCCTACCTTGTCACGGGAACTCTCCGGAAGCTTTTGGTCATTACCGGAGGCGAGCCTACACTACAAGCTAACCTGACAGACTTCATCACCTGGCTGCATCGCATGTTCCCGGCGATGTATCGGGTGCAGATCGAGAGCAACGGTAACTTCCCCTTGAAGCCGATGAACTCCGATATCCCCCAGCCGATGTTGGTCATCTCGCCCAAGATCAACGAGCGTACTGGGGAGTACGTCAAGGTGTCCGAGACGGCACTGCAGATGGCGAAGGCCCTGAAGTTCGTGATCGATCCCTATGCTCAGGGATATGGTGACGTACCTCACTGGGCTCTCTCCTGGCGTGACAACAAGCCGGAGGTGCGAGAGATCTACCTGACCCCGATGAACAGCTACAACCACGCTCCCGTGAAGACGGGAACGGATCTGGAATCCAGGAGTGAGGGAGACGAGCGGATCTCCTTCTGGACTCCGGGGCTGCTGGACAACGACCGCAACCAGGAAGCGCACGAGCTCGCAGCTCTCCTGGCAATGAAGTATGATGCCAAGCTGTCGCTCCAGCTGCATCTGTACGCAAGCTTGCCATAACCAGGAGGTATCCATGGCACAACGACCGAAACCGAAGAACACCCGCGCGCGAGCTCCCCAAGCTCCTCATGGAGCAGAGCCTCCGCATGTGAGCATCATGACGCACGAAGGGCAGCCGAGCGACGATGATGACCTGCGTGCCTTCGCCATCCGCGTGAAGGGCGAGGGCATGTACCGTGACCTGATGCCCGGCGAGCGGGGGTATGACGCTGTCCCGCTGATGTCCGAGGTGCTCAAGAAGGTCCTCGGGCTACGGGAGCTGCCTGAGGGCATGAAGCTCACTCCGGAGCGCTTCGTGCGCTACCTGCTGGAGTTCAGCCAGCCCGTCGATGCGGACGTCATCCTTAGCACCAAGTTCGAAGGTGGGGACGCCGATGGGATGCAGGGCATGGTGGTCCAGAGCAACATCCCGTTCCGGATGATCTGCGAGCATCACCTTCTGCCGGCCTGGGGACGTGCTGCTGTGGGGTATATCCCCAACGGCAAGGTGGTCGGCCTGTCGAAGCTGACACGCCTCGTGCAGCGCATGGGCACAGCCAAGCCCACGTTGCAAGAGCTCGTGTGCGAAGAGATCACGCAGGAGCTCGTCACGAACACGGGGGCTCGTGGTGCGATCGTCTTCATCCAGGCGGAGCACTCCTGCATGGGCTGCCGCGGGGTCAACTCACCCAACGTGCTCACATCGACCTCACGTGTCAGCGGCGTCTTCCGTGACGTGCCGGCTGCCCGGGAGGAGTTCTTCAACCTGCTTCGGAGGATGGGCTCTTGACCACACGCCTCACCCAGAGCAACGTTCGCGAGATCATCATCCGCTATATCGGCCCTCCGCCCGTGATCACCTCGGTCGAGGTGTACGCCTGCGTCGCCAGCATCTGGCGCCTCAAGGTGTATCAGCCGGACGAGTTCGCCACCGGGGTGCTGGAGCACGACATCCAGCAGGCGAACGAGGGCACGTGGGAGGGGTGGCAGATCTCTGACCCTTACGCCTAACTGGCGGGCGACCGCCTCATGAGAGGCTCAGGCTACTGGCTTGGACTTGGACCCTTACCGCGAGGCAATGTGCAATGCAATACGCTCCCGTAGCACCACCCCACCTCCTTCGTCGGCTGCGCCACGACATCGGAGACTTCGCCCTTGGCCGTTACTTCCTCTTGCTGGCTCACGATGTGGTCGCCAATCCTGGTGCCTACGTCGACCTGCTGCCTCCGGGCGCGTTCGTCATCATGGACAACAGCGTGATCGAGCTCGGCAAGCCGGTAGATGAGCACGTCATCTTCGAGGCCTGCCGGATCGTCAAGCCGGATATCGTCGTACTGCCGGATCTGATCGGCGATCAGCAGGAGACGATCAAGCTGTCCATCGAGGCGGCGAGCCGCTGGCAGAGCTACCTGTCGGAGAGCATCGGCTTTATGGCAGTGCCCCAAGGGAACACTCTGGAGGGGCTGAAGGCGTGTGCTTCGGCGATGTTCCGGGAAGTGCCGCGGCTCCGCATGTGGGGTGTCGGACGCTTCATCACCGGCTATCTCGGCTCGCGCCTGCAGTTCACTCGCTGGCTGGCTGAGCGTATGTATCCTCCGAAGGCTCATGTGGCCGGCTTCATCCACCAGCTCGGCTTCAGCGACAACCTGGAGGATGATCTGAAGGTGGCGAAGATCCACGGGGTACGTGGGATCGATTCCACAGTTCCGGTTCGGCTCGGCCAGAAGAAGATCATGCTGCAGTATGGGCCGTTTCCGAATGAGCCCCGAGGCACCTTCTGGACGGACGAGGTGGAGCAGATCGAGCCCGAGACGCTCGCCAACATCTTCCTGATGCGCAACTGGCTGGCAGGTCCGCGTTACTGGGAGCTCAAGTCGCCTGCCGGCGCCACCGGAAGCACACAGACCGTCTGATGGATACCCACGTGAGCCCTACCGTAGAACAGAGAACCGCTTGGCGCACCAAGTGTCTGAAGCCGTGCCCTGAGTGCCCGTATAAGGGCCCTAAGGTAGGCTCACGTGGAAATCCTGAAGCCCCGATAGTGGTTGTTGGTGAGGTGCCTGGCGTACAAGAGATGCGCCAAGGCATTCCTCTTGTCGGGCCTTCAGGCAAGGTATTCTGGGTATCGATCCAAGAGGCTCTGAAAGCCTACGGGCTGGATATGGATCGAGACATCTACATCCTGA